GTTGCAGCATTAACGGTGTAATGCAATGTCGAAATCATTCCGTCTGACAAGTTGCGGTCGCACTGACCGACTTTCCAGGTGTAGGTGTTTGCCATGAAATAAAAGCAATGAAGTGAGTTTAACTGCAGAGCCCCGCGTTGCCACGGGGCGGTTTACTGTCAACCAGCCTCAAGGGCTGCAACTTTGGTTTCTAGCGTTTCAATCTTTGCCATTGCTTCTTGCAATGCTTTAATTGCCATCCACATCATCTGTTGCTCTTTAACACCTTTGCGAAGAATTTCTTCTTTAGCTGGAGTAACAACACTGCCATCTTCATCAAGAACAGCATCTTCTGCTCGTTGTTTTGTAAAGTCAGTGATTAGTTCTGGGTTTTCAGTTTCAACTTCTTGCGCAATAACACCATAACGAAGATTATCCGTGTCTGCATCTTCGTTGTAGTGAAATTTCCTAAGCTCCCAGTTTTTTACTTTGTCCCACTTTGTTTCCAGGCTAACTATATTTTTCTTTTCACGTTCGTCGCAAAGATTAGTATCATTGCCAGAGAAATTTTCAATCCCTCCATTGGACTTTACACCAAATCTTAATCTAGTTGAATCTGTTGCATAAATAAATGCATTTGAAGTGCTGTTTGGTGAAGCGCCAGAGTAATTAACTATTAGCCCGTACGGAGCACTATGGCTACTTCTAATGGCTGCTGACCATTGACTAGCACTTTGGTCAAAACTATGGAAGCCAGGACTCACATTTCCGTAGTAAGATGCGTTAGGAGAAGCGTGAAGGTACCCATTGCCAGTAATTCGCATCCGCTCTTGACCACCACCAGTGCCAAACCTCAAATCTCCCGTGGCGTGCTGATAATCGATAAAACCTTCATAATAAGCAGATCCAGAAGTTCCATCTGCAAAATATATTGAACCAGCATTAGAAGCGCCACTTCTAATAGTTATTCCGCAATCGCCACTATCGGCAATAGTAAGATTATCAACTGTGTTAAATCCTACAGTCGTCGTACCAAGCAACAATTTGCCCGAGTTATCGATTCGCATGCGCTCGCTCGGAGTAAACGCGTTGCCAGCGGTCAGAGAGGAATTGGTGTGAAACATGAGGGTTCCATTACCATCATCTCTGATGTGACTACTTGACGTAGCTTTGGCAATCCAGTTTGACCCGTTGTAATAGCCGCCACCTGCAATACCAAAACCGCCTGCGCTATCAGAGAAAAGAAACCCGCCTTGATCGCTAGCTAGACCAAACTGAATCTTTGCGCTTTGCGAGCTGACAACGGATAACGGTTGGCTAGGATTTGTCAAACCAATCCCAACATTTCCCGAGCTGCCGATGACCATTCTTGGTGAACCGTTTCCAGCGGTTCCAAAAGTCATTGTTTGATTGCTTTGGCCATACAGAATGTAGCCGTCGTATTCTCCTGCTCCGCTGGTTGCGTCAGAGAAGTAAATTGCACTACCTGCAGTCGTGCCACTTCTTAACGTAATGCCGGTATATCCAGAAGCCGCTTGCAAAGTTAGATCATCAGCATCTGCATTGCCTTCAGTCGTTGTTCCCACCAACAGCCTCCCCGCGTTGTCGACTCTCATTCGCTCAGCATTGCCTGTTCCAAAAAGTAAACTGGAGCTTTCATTCTGCCAGCACAATGCATCGCCAGTAGCGTTCACGCCAATAAGCATTCCATTCGACCAGGCAGAAGCGCCTGTTGCATTATTGGTGATATTTATGTAATTAGAAGTTGAGCTTGCAGCTTGATGAACTGAAAACAATCCAGGCAGGCCAGTTGCCCCAGTGCCAATGCCAAGATTCCCGCTTGCATCAACAACAACACGTTCCGTCCCAGCAGTTGTGATTGCTACTTTGTCCCCAGCAGGCGAGAAAACACCTGTATTCGTATCACTTGCAAAGTAAATACTTGGGGCGGCTGCAGTGCCTAGCGGGAAACTAATCTTTCCATTTGCACTAATCAAACCAGTGGTTGCCAGTGTTGAATCAAGCGTTACCGCACCCGTGACATCTAACGTCCCAGGAACATCAATGTTGCTTGTAAATTCAACGCCTGATCCGCCAGAATCGGTCTGCAGCAGTTGACGCGCAGTGCCGTTTGCAAGTTTGCTAACTGCAATCTCAGCCGAAGCATTGATGTCGGCATTAACGATCGCTCCATCCAGCAGCATCGCGCTAGTAACCGTTCCAGTGTCACCCGTTGTGACAACAGTGCCGGTTACGTTTGGCAGTGTGATCGTGCGATCAGCAGTCGGATTTGTGACTGCCAAAGTTGTCTCATGGTCATCAGCAGCACTGCCTTCAAAAACAACATCAACGCCAGTCCCTAGATTCAGGTCGCCGGTCATTGTGCCGCCAGCTAACTGAAGCTTTTCTGTGTCAAGCTCCTGCAAAGCCGATTGCACATTTGTGGCAATAATGTTGCCTGCAGCTACAACAGAAATATTCGATGCAGTTTGCCCGGCGATAGCATTGCTTACATCGATCAATGAATACTGAGCACCGACACCTTGCGACAGCAGCATGTCTGGCGGCGCAAGAGCAACTGCCGGAGCTGCTCCACTACCCGTTCCACTAACAGAAACAACCACATAATGATTAAGGTTTGTTCCTGTCGGTGCAGGCAAAGCAGCGCCTGCCGTAAATCCAGCCGATGAGCCTGCTGTTGTGACAGTTGAAAGCAGGTTCGTGTTTGCGTTATAAACGCCAGCATTCACCAAATTACCGCTCAACAGCGTGATTGGGACGTAAGCAGACCCGGTATAGATGTAAAGATCAGCCGTCGTCTCGTCGTAGAAGAACTGTCCCTTGTAATCACCAGAAGGGAAAATTGTGACGTTGTCGCTGCCAAGCGCACCGCCAAATTTAGTAGTCGCTTGATCAGCTAACTTAACGCCGGTAACAGCAGAATTAGCAAGAATTGATGTAGGGATTGTTCCTGAAGTCAGCTTTGCTGCTGAGTGATCAGGAATATCGCTGGCTAACAGTGTCGTCCCAGCAGACACCAAGCCTTGCGCCGTAACTGTCACTTTCGTATAAGTGGCAGCCGCAACAGTGTTGTTAACACTTAGGTTGCCGCTTACGTCAACAGTTAACCCGTCGCCAGGAATAACCGCACCACGGGCAGAAGACGTTGCGATAGGAAGATCACTTGAGACCAGCGTTCGACCGCCTGTGATTAAGCCATTTGCGTTATAGGTAACAACGTGATGCGTTCCACTAGAGGTGACAGCGTTGTTGATCTCAATAGTGTCGCCATCCATGATGAGACCATTGCCATTGACGACAACACCGCCTTTTGCGCTTGTCGTTGCTGTAGGCAAATCACTGCCGACAACTGTCCTATAACCAACAACACCACCGCTTCCAGTAGGACCAGCAAGAAACTGTGCTGCTGATGTTGTGTTGTCAATTGTTGCGCTTAAAGTTGCAGTGTCGCCACTAACGGTGCTGACAATATTGATTTCGCCAGTGGTGCTTCCAGCAACAGTGTTGACAGACCCGGCAGCTTTTAAGCTTTGCCAGCTAGACCCGTTGTACAAATAAAGCTTGTTGTCATCAGTATCAAAAGCAAGCTGACCAGTGAACGCCCCAGCACTGGGGAGCGTTGTCACCAAATCAACTGTTGATTCATTGGCAAGCTTGTCGGCGGTGATTGCGTCGTTATTAACCTTGGCCGTCGTGACCGCTAAATCCGCTAGGGCTGCTGTTGCAATATCGCCAGCAGCAAACAGGATCTTTGCGCCAGGGATAGCGTCGTCACTAATTACGGTGACGCCATTAGCAATCAGGTCTGAAACCGTGATTTTCTTGGTTTCACTGGCTGAGTCATCAACAATCGCCAGTTCATCGGCTGCGACTAAATTGGACCCGGCTAGGGCGGCAAGTTCACTGATTTTTAGATCAGCCATGAGCTTTGGCCCTCCTGGGCTTAAGTGTCGGAACTTTCAAGCATCAGTTTAGCTGTGCCATCCTGATCCAAGAGTATGTCATCACTATTCTCTTGCAAGACAGCTTGAGAAGGCGTCAGGCTCACCTTTAAATCCACGCTTCCAGTCGTTACAAAATCAGCGGAAAGCTCCACAATGCTTGCCGGAGAAAACTGCATTGCACAAGCAGTTAAAACACCCGTAAACTCGTACCAAATTTCATCGTTTGCAGCCTCAGCGACCCCGCTTGGGTTATAGCCAGGAGATTTCAAATAAAATCTTGCCTTAAATTGAGACCCAACTTTTGTCCGCAACGCCAGTTGCACTAAGTATTGGGGCAATTCGTTAACAGTGTCGCCTCTGTATTCCCATTCACAAGCCATTCTGCCAGACCCAGAAAGCAAAGTCCCAACACGGCTTCTAAAGTCGTCTGACAATGTTGTGGTGTCAACCGTTTCCCGCTCAGTGTTTAACTCGTAGCTCTTGACTCGAGCTAACAATCTAAAATCATTGCTTTCAACTTTGACTTGAATAGGTATGGTTGAAGCAGGGGTTGCCAACGTTATTGCATTTGTTGGCCCGCCATTGATTGCATTGGCAAACGTGTCATAAAGCCGAATGCCATCAAGATCATCAATGTGCAAAAACTTTTTAACGCTGCTTTTGCTGTACCCAGAGATAAACGATAATGCTGCCCCATTTGTGCTTTTAATCTCAACCTGATCGCCAGTCAACAACTGACCATGTTGAAAATCAAAACTAAACCGCTTGCGCGTCACATTTACATCACTGGTGTTGACAGTCGAAACCAATTCTCCTGCTTCAAATTGTCTTTGCAGTTCAACTCTGCCAAACGTTCCTAAATAGACGCTCATTAGATAGTTGCAATTGATAGCTGACCAGTCCCTTGGAAGCTGATTTCTGCGCGAACAAGGTCAGCGGTTGCCGCCCCAATACTTGCGCTAGTAATGTACGCCATAAGTCTGATGCTGTTAGTGTCTCCGCCGTCAATCCAATTAAATGTAAGTTCGACTGTGTCGCTGCTGCTGACCCCAGAAGTTCCCGTTTTATAAAGCTTGTTTAAAACACTGGTTGCACTGATGCCGCCGGTATCTGTTTTGTAGTACAGCAACGTCGCTGAACCGGAATAGCCAACTACGCCAGGGGTGTAAGAGCGAAGATTTTCACCTAACGTTGTCGTTTCAAGCGTTTCTAAGCTTGATTGGACAGAAAAGCTGACAACCTTGGCAAGAAACGCACCATTAAGCTGCATGCTTCCTTCTCTGCCGCTGTAAACCTTTGCCATTAGGTCAGCACGCCGATCAGATTCACTGTAACAGTGCTTACCCCTGGTCGCACCTGTACTTGCTGTGGTGCGCTTTCATACCTCCATCGATTGCCAGAGTTAGCAGCGCCTAGGTCTCTCTTGTGTCCAGCCCAGCCCAGCCTAGTGTTGTCGGCAATTTCAAAAGTGCTAAACGTTCCAGTGGTCTCAGAATCAAAATGGATCAGAAACAACGCAGCATTTGCGTCTGTGATGTTTGAGTACGTCAAAGACAGTTTCATGTTAGTGCGCTTGTCCCCGTACAGAATCCTTGTCTCCGCGCCACTCTGTGCCTTAAAAGTCTTTACCGGATAGTCGCCCGACTCAAACGAACGACTTGTGGGAACCAGGTTTGGGAAAGCCATTAGAAGATTTTAAAGCTGTCGAAAAGGATCGCATTTACCAATTTGCTGCGCCCGTCTGAAAAGCAAGGATGCTCAGAAGCAACAATATCAACCGTGCCCTCTTGGGAAAAGGTTAGTTGCTC